TTTACCTGCTGAAATTACTTGTCCTATTTGTGAAGGCAATAAGTGTATTGTCTGTAAGAAGACAGGTAAAATAAAAATTACAGTAGATGCAAAAGTTCCTATACAACGTAGTTTAATTATACAATATGTTGTAGAAAATGTAAAGGATATTGCATATGAATTAAGTCGCCAATATGGGTTGACACAAGAAGTAGAAACAGAAGATATGTTTACTATTGGAAATGCTACATATGAACTAGTAAAGGTTAGTAGTTTAGGTGGAGTAGTTTGGATAGCAAATAGAGTAGATGAGTTAGAATCACCTCGCTACTTTAAATCAATTAGTGATTTACAAAATTTTAGGAGAATGTCAAATGAACAATGATGATTTTAAAACAATAATAAGAATACCAAGAGATGATAGTTCAGAACTAATATTAAAGACAGGGGTATATTGGAAAATACCTGTAGCAGATATTAGATGGTATAGTAACGGTAATCCAACCAAAAAAGGAATACGTGTTAATATGGATGAATTAAAACAACTAACAACTGCATTGAATACAATGTTAGGTGATTTAGATGAATCTAATTAGTTTTGCAAGAATGTGTCAAGCAGTAGAATATAAAACATCTTCTGATGATGTTGCAACTGTTATTAATAAGGCAATGAAAGGTTCTTCTAACAAAGATTTGTTAGTTAAGATTCTATGTGAATATTATCCAACAAACAACATTGGTATAAAAAGAGCATATAGTTGGATTGCTAATGCTTTTGGTATTTTTGAAGAAGAAATAAAATCTGCTGAATATTCATGGTTAGATTTGTCAGAAGCAATGGGTCATTTCGTAGGACATGATAGAGAAGATAGTGATATATCTTTGAACACATTATATACTTTATTAACTTTAGATTGTTCTACTATAGATGGTTCTTCATATACTTTATTCAAAGAACATATTACTCAAATGTCAGGTTTAGAAGTAAAGTGGTTTCTAAGATATTGGTTAAGAATGCCTAGAAATGGTATTACTGAATTAGTAGTTAGTAAAGCCTTAATTAAATATTATAATGAACCTAAAATTTCTACTTATGTAAAATACAATCAATTAGATTCTATATGTGTATATTTAGATAGTGGAAAAATACCTCCAATAACATCAGAGTATGCTTTATTCGTGAAGCCGATGTTAGCAACGAATTGGAATACTAATGATAGTCTTCCTAATAGATATGTATTAGATATTAAGTATGATGGTAATAGATATCAAATACATAAGAACAATAATAAGGTTCTAATTTTTAACAGAAAGGGTAAAGTTGTTACAGAACAGTTTTCTGATATTGCTAAAATAGTGAAAACCTTTGATGGTAATTTTATATTGGATAGTGAAATATATCCTGTTGATTCTAATGGTCTTCCTGCTAATCATAAATTATTAGCAAAGAGAGTTCATTCTAATGATAAACAAAAGGCTATCATGGAATGTCCTGTTAAATTAGCGATATTTGATATTATGATGTTTATGGGTGAATCTCTAATAGAAAAACCATATGAAACAAGATTAACTCATCTTAAAGGTATACCAACACAATATCTTTCTTACATGTATAACAGAGATTACAATGGAGTTATTTCTGATGTCTCCTTTGAGTCTGCTTATAATGATGCAATCAATGAAGGATATGAAGGTATCATGATAAAGGATTTAGATGCTAAATATGATGTTGGTAGAAGAAGTAGTAATTTACTAAAACACAAACCGCCTAGAATAGAATTAGATGTTGTTATAACATCAGCATCTTATGGTGAAGGAAAGTTTAGTGATGTGTTTGGTTCTTTTGGTATATCTATTTTAGAAGATGGAGGTTATACATCTATAGGTTCTGTTGGTACAGGTTTTTCTGATATACAAAGAAGACTACTAACAACTGAACTAAAGAGAATAGTTGATAGATATGATAACGGTGTGTTTTATTTCTTACCAAGAAAGGTAATACAAGTCTCTGCTGATATGATTCAAGTAGATAGCGAAGGAAAATATGCATTAAGATTTCCAAGACTAATACGTCTTAGAGATGATAAATATGCTAAAGAAGTTAATACAATTATTGACTTAAGAAATATGGCTTTTTAATAAAGATTATATCCATGTTTCCCTACAGATTAGATGTATGGTTTCGGGATTAAAAAGTCTAAAGTTCGTTTTCTTTTATTAGTGTGTACCCCTCCCAACGGTGTCATGCCCGTAGACTTTACCATACACCCCTTTTTTGGAGTAATATATAACTACCACCATACATACGGAGAAGCATGTTTAGTCGTGAAGAACTAGCAGGAATCTTTCTTAGTATTCCTACGGCAGAAGTTTCTGTTGTCAAGGCTAACAATATGGCTACAGGTTATAGAGTAAGACTTAGAATATGTATTAGAGGTAAGTTAGAATACTTACAAGCAATACAACGTAGTTTATTACAAAGCGAAATAGAATGTGTAATAAAAGAAAAAGAAAATAAACAAAGACCAAAACCAATACTGATTATTTCAGATAAAAAGAGTATGGAAAGAGTACTGTCATTAGTACCACATAAACCTTCTAATATCAATTGGCATGTATTTGATGAAATATTTGTATTATATATGTGGCAAAGACATTTGACACAAGAAGGGTTAGATGAAATACTAGAACTCAAAGGGGTTCTTTGAATGTTGTGTACTCGATGTGGGTTACATAATATTAAAATTGATTCTGCTATAGGTATATGCTCCATATGTCAAATTAATCTGATGGTAGAAGATGTGCCTAATATTGTTCAAGACAGTGAAATAATAGATTGGTATGTATTGAAGGCTATAGAGCAGGGTTGTAGATATTGTTCTTCACATCAGTTCGGAATCAAAGCAGGGATAAATTACGAAAATGAACTTAAGTGGTATATTCTAAAAATAGATTGTGGTGAATGTAACAATAAATATGAAGAAATAGTGGAAGTGAGAACAAATGAGTCTAAAACAGATGCAATCAAAAAGGGCAATAATTATAGTAGGTAAAACCGATACAGAAAAGAAAAAGAAACTATTAGACTTTGTATCAGAAGGATACATTTTCAAATATGCCAATGAATATGACATAGAAGATAATTATAGTATTCCTATAGATATGGGTATTGTGATTGATGACTGTCATTATAAGGCTAATGTAGAATTAATAAGAAAGACAATATTAGAATATAGAGGTCAAGTAGTATTAATGGCTGATAATCAAAAAGATGTTTCTAAGAAGATATTTAATCTTTGTAAACTTAAAAGGGCTACAAAGAAAGATACATCTTTACATGAAATAGCACCTAGAGCAAGACCTCCATATAATTATGATATAGATACATTTAGTTTAGTAAGAGAATATCTTACTTCTACAAACAGAGAAGACATTCGTACTACATTGAATATTAGTAAACCTCCTGATGTACAGTTATTATCATGGTTAGCACCAAACTTACATCCCAACAAATTATCTTTTGTTGATTTTCATGTAGGAAGAAAATGGAGTACAGAATACTTCTATGATTTATTGGCATACGCTCATGATGGTAGAATGAATAGAAAAATGCAAATGCCAAAGAGGAGAGCATATTCTCAAATACCAAAAATATGCAGAAAGTTAAAACTCAAACCATCAGAAGTACATCTTCTGAAGGATTTATTAAAAGATGAAGCATTCAAAGAATATGCTAAATCAAAATTAGACAATGCCGAATGTCGAATATTAAAATTAGGCGAAAAGAAAAGAAAGAAAAAGACTGATGTGATTATACCACAGTCTTCATTAGAACAATGGTGATAAAATGTTATGGACAGAGAAATATAGACCAAGTAAATTAAATGATTTAATAGGACAACCGAATTTTGTAATAGATGCAGAACATTGGATTAGTAATAGGGAAATGCCTAACTTACTTCTCTATGGTATAGCCGGAGTTGGAAAAACTACTGCGGGTATCGTGTTAGCAAATCAACTATTAGGAGATGATAAGTCTACAAACTTTTTTGAGATAAACGCTTCTGATGATAGAAAATTAGAAACAGTTAGAACTAGAATCAAGGATATTGCTTCTACTAGTAAAGTAGGTGATGTACCATTTAAGATTGTATTATTAGATGAAATGGATGGGATGACTAAAGATGCTCAGAATGCCTTAAAGAGAATTATGGAAAGGTATGCAAGTAATTGTAGATTTATTATAACTTGTAATGATAGGCATAAAATAATCTATCCCTTGATTTCAAGGTGTGCTAATTATTGTTTTAGAAGAATTAACAATGCAGAAATGTATACTTTATTTTCTAATATTTTAGCCAAAGAATCTGTACTAGATTATCAGTATTCGCAGACTGAACTCGAAACATTCATAGAGTCCTTACATGGAGATGTAAGAAGGGGTCTCACTGAGTTACAAGCGGCTTATTCAAGCAAAACACCCTTGAGAAACCAAATAGATAAGAATCTGTCACCTTATACAGAAATATTAAAATTAGTAAATAATAATGATTATCAAAATGCTTTAGATGGGGTTCACAACTTGTTATATGATTCAGTAGATATGAAAACAGTATGTATTAATTTACATGATACTATCATAAAGACAGAGTTAGCAAACAATCAGAAATTCAAATTACTTAGAGTGGTAGGTGAAGCAGAATGGAGAAGTAGTAACAGTACCCCAAAGGTATTGGCTTCTTGGATGATAGGACAGATGATGTAATGATTGAGATTTTTTTAGTGTTCTTTGGTTTACGGTTTTTGTTTAAACTGTTAGATACAAGACCTAAGAGAAAGTGGTGATGCTATAAAACACTTGAAACTATATTAGCAAAAAACAAAAAAAAAGGAAGTAATAAAAATGAATAATGAAATAAATAATGAAATAAAGAAAGCGGCTGAAATACTCGGTATGACCGAAGAGGAGGGTAAGGAAAAGTTCTTAGATATTTGTAAACAAAACAATATCAATATAGAAACTGAATCCTTACTTGCTCGAAGTTTATGGAGACAATATTTCAGTAATGCAAAAATGGCACAAGGAAGAACAACATCTACTAATGATGATGATGGTTTCTTTAAGAAAGCAGTTGGATTCTTTATATCTTTAGATGATGCTAGAGATATGATGGCTGCTCAAAGAGAAAGAATAGTTGCATCTTATCATAGAGATTCTGATATGACTTATGAACAAGGTCAAGTTGCTTTGTTCACTAAAATGGATGGAGAATCTTATGAAGGTCGTATGATGGTTAAAGGTGAAGAAGTCATTAAAATGATGTCTAAATTACCAAACAATCATGTAGAAGTAGATACAGGTAGATATCTAGTACCACTAGATAATACAGAAAAGTATGGTACTTATGTAAACAAGAACTATGGTAAACCATTACCTAAATCGGAATTTAGAAGAAGTGGAGTATTTGTTGGAGAAGTCAATGGTAATTTTGGTAAATACTTCTTTAATTACAAAGGAGAACATTGTCAACATTTTGCACCAAATACCTTTGAATTAATTCATTTCGTATGTACAGTAAATACTAACAATGGTACAAGAATACATGGAGTAACAGATAAGACTTCTTCAAGCCTAATGTTAAACAGTGAATTAGCAATGGATAGTTCTCTAAGAATACAAGAAACAGATATTAACATGCAAGATATGTTAATGGAACATTCTAGTAATAATTTTAGTACTCTTATAGATTTAGACAGATATCACACAGAATCTATTAACAAGGATTACAATGATAGATTTGTATTCACTGATGGTAGTGTGACAAGTATCAATATGAATCCAACAAAGAATGGTAACAGGATTATCAATCTTGATGATTTAAACACCGACTTTGATTTTGATAGTGAAGGTTGGAGCGGTACTACATGTTGGATACCATCAAATATAGATATTGATTTTGGTATAGGTTCTAATGTTATTGTAGTCGGTAGAACTTCACAATCTAGAGATATGGATGGTAACTTACAACCTGTTACTATCAATGTTACAGGATTACATGTTACAAAGAGAAGAGGTGGAAGTCCACAACAAATCGACTTTGTAGAAGAAGAAGATGATAATACTGATTGGTTTTTTAGTTGAGTGTGATTTCTTTGGCAAATTATACTTTACTAGAATATGATAGTGAGATGGGAGAAAGAAAAGAATTATTTGTACAGGGGAGAAGTTTTTGCTTCCCCCTGTCACAAGTATCTTTTGTTACTTGGAGAATGAATGACGAAACCGGAAGTTATTGGTTGAAGTTTCATTTTACTTCAGGTAAAGAAATACGAATCAAGGTCAATTTAGAAGAACTTAATGATATATTAGAACAATGGACAAATACAAATATAAATTACAGAGGAAATAAAAATGAGTTGGAAAACACAAAATAAAAATGAAGCAATAACGACAGATGAAAAAACAAAAGGAACTTTTGCAATAGGAAGAGAAGCATATCTTGCTAAGAGAAAGATAGCACAAGAGAGAAATAAGAACTTCTTGTGTGTTGGTATTTGGGGTGCTCCTAAATCAGCCAAGTCAGGATTAGCAGCAGATATACTAAGTGAAGAAGATATCAAAAACGGTATGCACGTATTCGTATGGGATTATGATAATAGATTTATTGATGTTAAAAGAAATCACTATGCTAATGTAGAAAACTTAGTTGTCTTCAATCCTATAGAAAGACATCCTGATACATTAGTAGATATTAAAGCAACTAAACATAATGCAGAAATGCATTACCAAGAGGCTATGTCTTTCTTAGAACAAGGTAAACTAAAAGCAGTAATCGTTGATGGTGCAGATAAGTTTCTAACAGATGTATGTGAAACATATATGAGAGTTAAACATAACTTAGATGCTGATACAGTAATTAAACAATTACCATTTGTATGGGGAGATAGAAACACTCCTTACAAGAACTTCTTACATAAGAAGATATTAGAGATGGATTGTCATAGAATAGTAATTGCTCATTCTAAAGATAAGTATGTAGATGGTAGTCCTGTTGGTACTATTGCTAATTGGCACGAAAGCACAGAAGATATCTTTACTTCTACTATTAAGATGGATAGAAGAATGAGTAAAGGTACGGCTACATTTACTGCATTGATAGAAGCATCTGCTACAAAACCGGAATTGATAGGAACAAGACATATTGTATTAACAATTGATAATGGCAAAGTAGATTGGAAAGGGTTAGATGTACTTAAGAAGGGAGAACTATGAAATTTACAATTTCTTCAAAACAATTAATAGACAACTTAGAAACAGTTATGTTAAAGGGTAAATACTTTCAAAATGACGGTGCTAAGAATGGATATTTAACTAACTACGCAGTTCTAGATATCAGAAGTGATTCCAATCAAATGGAGATATACAATGCTGATACGAGTACTGCTTGTATGGTGGCAACACCAATTACAGGTGATATAGAAGAAGGTCAATGTGTAGTAGATATTCTAAAGACTATCAGTTATCTGAAACCATTTAATTCAGAAGTTTCTCTTACTATTGGTGATTATATTACTATAGAAGATAGTAGAGATGGTGTAAACAAAAAGGCTACGTTACCTAAAGTTTTGACACATGAAGGTATGGGTTTAATTGCTAGAATGGTTAGTTTTGCTAATTCTTGGAACTATAATGATGTTACTTCAGCATTACCTACTTTTAGTAAAACAACCTTTGACACTTGTGTACAGGTATTAGCATCGGACTTAGTTCCTGTTGCTAAATCATGTGAAGTTGTTGGAGTATCGAAGTACAAGTTTGATTTCAATAAAGATATATTAACAATATCTAGCACGAAAACAGACGTAGAGAAATACGAAGGTGGTATAACACCACTTGATTATACAGGATGGGCTGAAGCCACTGTAGAGTTTACAGGAAACTTTCACAAGTTTCTTGATGGGTTAGTTAGAATATACATGAAAGACGATGCACCAATATTACTGGTTTGTGCGAATAGAATGTTATTAAAAGCCCCATATTTATCAGGATGATATTATGATTATAAATAGGTTAAAGGAAGGAATTGGTCTTAGATGGCGTAATGACTCCGGTATTCGTCAAGAGTGTACTATATCTTTTGACGAGTACCAACCTTATTTTTATATCAAGTCTAGTGAAGAACAACCAACTCAACTTATCATTGGCGATAAATGGGGTAGGTTTCCGGTGGAACTTAGTTATCGTACAGGAGACTATTATAATTTAAACGGTGAACAATTAACTAAGGTTACTTGGACACCAAGTAATTCAAACCATACAAGAAAACTAAAGGATTGTTTTGAATATACATATGAAGCAGACGTTGCTTTTCACTATAGATTTTGTGTAGATGAATTAGAAGTCTTACCGGAATATAAACTCAATAAGTGGTATTGGGATATGGAATGGATACAAGGTGGTAATTATGATGGGGCTATTACTTGTATTTCATTGTATGATTCTTATAGAGAAGAGTGTGAAGTGTTATGGTGGAGTCCACACAGTATAGAAGTTGAAGGCCACAAAAAACATTTTAATTCAGAAAAAGCAATGTTACACTATTTCATGAATATGATAGAAGAAGATGACCCTGATATGTTAATTTCTTGGTTTGGTTGGAAGTTCGATTTACCTAAACTGATAGAACGTTTAGTAGCGAATGATATAGATGTAAGAGACTTATCACCTTTCCAACAAGTAACAGGTATTAATTGGTCTACAAAAACATCTAGCATTAATATGAATAGTAACGTTGTTAATAACTATTCACCAATTAGTCAACCAATAAAAGGTAGAATTTGTGTACCATTAGATTTAGCATTTGAAAGACAGTGGAATGATTCACAAAGAGGAACATTACCATCAATGGCTTTAGACTATGTAGCAGAACTTACATTGGGAGAAAGAAAATTAGTTAGTGAGAAGTTTCCCGATAAGAACGAGTTCTTTACAAGAGGTTGGTTAGAAGATACTCAAACTTATTTAGACTATGCTAAAATAGATACAGAGTTATTAGTTAGAATTGATAATGAAATGTATATTACAGAATCTATTTTAGCATTACAAAGATTACTAATTGCTCCCTTTGATGCTTGTTTTTATGCAAGTAATATGGGAGGAATATACTTCATGAGAAATGCCACTTGGAAAGCCCCTACAGGGAAGAAAGGTGACAGGGTAGACTACGATGGTGCAATGGTCTATGACCCTCTCAGTGAGGCTACAAATGGTCTTCATCTAGGAGTTGCAGCATTTGATTTCGCTGGTCTATATCCAAGTATGATGATTGCTAGAAATATCTCTTGGGAAACTAAAACTGATGTACCAACTGAATTTGCAGTTAATATAAAGACACCAAAAGATTTCTCTGAAGTAAAACAAACTGAAATGAGATATTATAAAACTGATAAGTTGGGATTATTACCCAAGGCAGTATTAGAACTTAAACAATTGAGGAGTAAATATAAAAAATTAATGAAAGATTCTAAGTCTAAAGAAGAGTACAATAAATGGAATAGTAACCAATTAGCAGTAAAAAGATTATCTGCTTCCTTTTATGGTATCACTGCCTATCAAGGGTTCGGTTGGGCTGATGTTGATTTAGCCGCTAGTATAACTGCTAGTGCTAGAGAGGCAATCAGAGAAGCGGCATTTAAAGCGAGGGAATTGTAATGGCTAAAACAGACC